AATGTTACCATTTCAAGAAACTAAATTAAGTGATAATACATTTATCAGAGAGTTCAGTCAAGATACTGATTCTGGAGAGTTTATGTGGCACAGAGATCATGAAAATCGTATTGTTGAATCTATTTGTGAAACAGATTGGATGATTCAAATAGATAACGAATTACCAAAAGTAATAGAAGGTGAAGTGTTTATACCAATGGGTGCTTATCATAGGCTAATAAAAGGAACAGGTGATTTAAAAATCAATCTAACAAAACTGGTAAATTAAATCTATTTTCAATAAATTTATTTAATTCAATACATTTTTCAAATTCATCAATTTCTGCAAGTTCCAGAACTACTCGCCGCAAATATCTTCTTGAATATATTTTAAGTTCCTTAGAATAAGGTTTTCCAGATAAACATCTATCATAAACTTCAATAGGGTTCATTTTAATCGTTTTGTGCGTTATAATTATCTTTATAAATCTTAATTATCTCATCAAATTCTGAAATAACTCCGGATTTGAATTTTTCGTTGTCGTATTTTTGTTTTAGAATATACTCTTTAACATAGTCCTCATAATCTAAAGAAATGGAAATATCCATAGTTTCTTCATCGATTTCAATTGACTCATTCAACTCATCATCATCTTGTAATTCTTTAGTGATGTCGTCAATATACTCAACAGAAGCAAAATTACTCTTTTCTAATATAATTTCCAATTTTCTTCTTAACTTTCTATTAGAGATAAGTAGGTTATTAGATATAGCAATATCAATATAGTCTTTAGAATCTTTTAAGTTCTCAAGTGTTTGAACACCATCTTCATCGATAACTCTTACTTTCTTAAATACCGGAGATACATTATTAGGAATAAACTCTTCAGTTTCATCATCAACATTTATAACAAAAATTCCTTTTTGATCACCATAGTCATTTCTATCCATTTGAAAAACAGAACCAACAAAAGTAAAGTTTTTATTAGTTTGAACTAAGTGAATATGACCTGAATAAACTCCTTTAAATGCTGAGAAGTTTTCAATATCAATTTTATCAGAGTTTTTATGAGCAACTGAAGTAAGGTGCATTCTACAACCATTCAAATCAGAGTGACAGAATAAATAGTCACAATCTCTATTTTCATCAATGCTTTTTATTTGTTCAATTCTCTTTTCAATATAAGGCATCATTAAAATCTTCTTACCATTCCATTCAATTTTAGTAACTTTGTCATAAATTGAAACATTAGGAATATATCTAAAAGGTCTAATTGAGTTAATTTCAGAAGCTGATTTAGACCACAAATCGTGATTTCCAATAATGATATGAGTAGGAGCTATTTTAGATAGTTCTTCAACAACATCCATTCCATAATTAAGAAGATTAATAGGAATAACGTTTCTGTTATCGAAAAGGTCACCTAAATGAACTATGATATCTCCGGGTTGAATTCTTTTTTTTAAAGTTGGAATAAGAAAATCTTCAAAGTATTCTCTATGAACTTTATACCACTTATCAACTGAATTAGGATAACCTAAACCAATATGTGTATCACCTATTAGATAAATCTTTGCCATATTATAATATACTTTTTTACTTAGTATTTATAGTCTAAAAACACAAATAGTTTTACTCTTCATTTTTTTCAGATTTTCTTCTAGCTTCCCTAGCACATTTTTCACAACCACTACCAGAATACAAATGAGCGTCTGGTGTTTGTTCAAAAACTCCATGAACTGGACATATTATTTTGACTTTAGTTCTGCAATTTTCATAAAGAACTAAATCATAATTATACTTATTATTGTGTTTAATTCTAGATCTAATTATAAAATCTTTACTTTTTTTATTTTTTCTATTTAAAGCATTAAACTCTTTTTCAATCGATTTCTCTTTTGATTTGCAATTTTTATTACAGAACTTTCTATCTGGTCTACCATATTTTATTTCCTTAACACAATATCTATAATTACAGTTCATTAATTATCTATTAAATCTAAAAAGTGGAAAAGGCAAAATTTACAACATATTTGAAGTAAAACGACTTAGAGATAAAAACATGAAAAATATATAAAGAAAAGTACAAAAAATAATTAAAAAGTATGGCATTACCACATTTTACACAAGTAACAAATGCAGGCTCACCGGGTGGACCAGGAACTCTACCAGATGAAGTAGTATATCTTAACTTGTTTGAGATAACTTTTATCTTACCAGTTATCTTACAAGCACAGGGAAGAGATCCTATCTTATTGCTTCAAAACGCAACTAAAATCGACTTAAACTTAACTGAATTCGACGTTGCAGAAAAAACTCAGAGATTTAAATACTCTACAAGATTATTTATGGCACCTCCAACTAAAACGGATGTGGCATTTTCTATTCCATTACAAGTAAACGTGAATCAAGCTGGTTCTATGGAAACTTGGAATACAATGAAAGCGTGGTATGATTTAGTATTTAACTCTCAAAATGGTGCACTTCACTATAAATCTGACATCATCGGAACAGTTATTGTTAACCAACACGATAAAAAAGGTGTGGTTCTTAGAAGAGTAACTTTCCAAAACGTTCAATTAAAGAAAATTGGAGGTTATTCACTTGACTGGGGTTCTAACGCAATCGTTGAAAACGTTGCATTAGACTTCGTAGCTGACTACTTTATCGACGAATATATCGATCAAAACTTCAGAATCGAGCCACCATTGGTTTCTGGATATTAATAATAATAATACAAATAAAAAACCCATCAAATTTGATGGGTTTTTTTGTTTTATAATGTTTGTAATTAGAAGCTTGGCATACTAAAGTTGCCAAAGTTAGGAGAACTCATATTTCTCATCATACCGTCATAATTTGGCATTCCTTTAGATTGTTCACCTTCTTGTTTCTTACGAGAGTTATCTTCTTCCTCGGCAAGTTCATTAACAAGTTTGATGTTTTCTTCCAATAACCAAAATGGCCAACTATCAATTGCAGATTCTTGTAATCTCCAGTGTTTTTGAAGTAACAACTTATTCTTTAATATATGCGTCAAAGGCATCTGGAACAACGAAAATACCTGAGGCTCCGTTGGGAAATTGCATATCTGTGCGGACCTCCTCACCGCACTCACAAGTTGATTTTAATTCAGAAATACCAATAGTCATTTTTCCAACAGCTGCATTAAGGAATTGAAAAGAAATATCATCCATTTCTTCAAACTCTTTTACTTTTGACTTAACACCATCAATAGTAATTGAAGATCTTCCAGGCATTAAGAAAGGAATAATTTTCAAAAAGGCCAAGTTTGGAGTTCTTTTTTCTTGATTTTCTCTAATGATATAATCAGTGAAAGCTTTTTGTAGACCTATATTTGGAGGACAAAGTTCAAAGAATTTACCATTTACAGTTTTAAACTGAAATGTTCTTGTAGCAAGATTAAAATATTTTTCTAACTTCTCATCCATTTCATGGAAATGGAAGTTACTTCTTACCAATTCAACTTTCAACTCCTGACCACAACCACACTTAACAGTAACTGCTAAAGCATTTCCTTGTTGGAATGTCAACTCTCTGATTAAGAAAATTAAAAATAATCTGTCTTGGTCTTTAATCTCTAAATAAGAACCTATTTTGCCATCAGGGAATTTAATACGAACACATGCTTGAAGCATATCATTCATTTTTTCAACAATATCATAGAAGTTGTTATCATCAACCATTGCATAGGATTGAATCTCTCTAACTTGCGCTGGACGAACCATAAATAGTGTTCCTGTAGGATAAAACTGACCACAAGGCAATTCTCTGATATCCATATTGAAATATTGCAAGTCACTAGTTCTATTTACCTGTGGATTCTCCACAAAAGGAATATCACCCGAAGCTTCTTTTTGACCTTGATCTAAGTCTTGTAAATGTCTTTTTAGGTAATCCTCTTCCGACATTTCATTTTTATTATTTGACATATAATTTTAGATTATTTTTTTTATATATTACATATATTATCTCCTCTATTATAATCTAAATTCACTAAAAAGTTTTATTTAAATAAAAAAACCCTCAACTTTTTAAGGTTGAGGGTTTTAAATTATTTTTCTTAAAGATTATCCGTTGATGAATCCACCAGCTGCGATAGCTCCTGTTCTAAGAATTGTTACATTGTTTACGATGATACCCATACCTTTAATCGGTTCAACATATGTATCAAGAACACCAATTTGGTTGTCAATAATCTCAGGAGTATTGTTTTCCTCATCCATTTTATTGAAGTAGTTATATAAACCATTCTTACTTACATAAGTCTCACAGATAACATCTGCTCTTAATTTAATATCTGATCTGATATCAGATGTGTTGAATTTCCATTGGAAGTCTAACAACATTCTTGATAATTCTCTCTCAAGTTCGATTAGAACCTCTCTTACGTGGATGTAAGAAAGAGCTGACTTAACAAGCGTTTGAGCTGTATTCTCAGTTTCAATAATGAATCCTCTATTTCTTTTGAATACTAGTGGATTAATTTGTGCTTGATTCAAATATTCGATATCCTCTGGTGTGAAATCCTGTTCAATTGAATTGATTCCAGTGATTCTACCATTTGTAACACCCGCTGCGATTGTCCAAGGAGTAACATTTCCAACATTTGAAATATGTTTAGCCATATAGGTAGTCGCAACAAACGGTGCTGGTGGATGATCCAATGGTCTACCATTATCATTAATGTTTACATAAGGGAAGAAATAACCTACACAAGTTGTTCCTGCTCCATCAGCAAATGAGTAAAGGAATGCTGGATTACTTTCAGGGTCACCACCTTTAGAAACATATTCCATTTGTAACACACCTTCTGTGTTTACGAATGTTGGTGAAGAAGAGTTTTTAAACATTCTCGCAGATGGCATATTAATGAATCCAAATGCGTCTAATCTATCACCACAGATATCAACTAATTGTTGTTTACTCTTTTCTGTAAGACCTAAACCAAATGAGTCAACTAAATATCTAAAGTCAATTGCCTCTTTGTTAGTCAATGATTTAAATAAAGGAGTTCCTTTAGCGACTAAGTTCAAAACAGAGTTTTGTCTAGCTTCAGTTCCATCAGGTAAAGAAGCATTTCTGATTCTAAATCCTTTCAAAGAAAGAACCTTATAAGTTGTAGCATATTGGTCAACAGTTGAGTATCTTTGTGTTTGAAGTTGTCCTCCAGAGAATCTTGTAGCGATTCTTGAATCACAAGTAACCTCAGTTAAAGAAGCATCACCAGAGTATTGTCTCTTAGACAAGATTCTTGTAAGTTTTCTTGGATATTGACCAGTTTGTAATGTGGTAGCATCGTAGTAAGCTTCTAAGAAATCACCAACTTTTACTTCTGAATATCTCTCACCATTAATTAAAACTTTATTTGGAACTTGAACATATCCAGATGGAATTTCAATCTCTACTGTTTGTTTGAAATTTGATTTTTCAGATTTGATGTAGAATGTGTTGTTTGCTAAAGCCGCAACATCAACATCAGTTGCTAAATCAGAATCTTTAAACTCAACATATAATGTTCCATCGTTATCTACATACATTCTCAAATAATGTCTAACAAGATAGTCATACATTCTTGATACATCTGTAAGTGACTCATAAACAACTTCTTCAGCTACTGTGTAAGCGTAGTATTGAGATGCTCCAGAACCGTTACCGTATCCTAAAAGACCAGCAATTTGTTGTGGAGTTTTTCCGTTAAACGCAGTCACTTCGTTAGAAGCTATCGTGAATGAACCTTTATTTAAGGTAGAATCAGGGAAATAAACTTGTTCAAATGTCGCTAAGTTAATTTCAGTATCCCAGTTTGCAACATCTGATCTGAAAATGATATAATCATAACCAGCCCAAGATTGAGTGTTACCACCATTTGTTGCTTCTTCACCATCTACGAATAAAACATCAACTGTTGTATTAAGTAAAGTTAAATTACTAGCTGATGCTCCAGATGCGTCTAAGAATAATCGGTTACTAAAGAAGTAATCTTTTGTATTAATTTGACCATCGTAGTTTTTAGTGTAGAATGTTGAGTATTTACCAACAACACCAATAGAATCACTGTTATTATTGATATCAGCCATATCTGATTTAGTCTGAACACCTTCACTTCCTAAGATAAACTCATTATCTTCAGTGTAGATTACTAAATAACCATTTAAGATATCAGATAACTGAGCCGTTGTCAAACCAGTAGTTAAGTTAAATGATTTATTTAGAAGAGAACTTTGAACAATATTTGAAATTGTAATATTTTCAAAACTATATTTTTCATATGTAACTGGATTTAATACCAATGACATTCTATTTTTATTAGGACCATCAATTAGATTAACTAATCTGTTAAACATTTTGAATTTTCTCCATTGTTTGTAATTTGTAACAGATGGTGTATCATTTGTTCCGGGGAATTCAATTTTGATTACACCGGATCCGGCAGTAACTTCAGAAATGTAGTAGTCACTAGTTGAGTAAGTTCCAAAATCATAGTCAATATACTCAGAAGTTCCAACAGTTACATCTTCAACTGAGAAAGATGAAGGGGAAACAAAAGACTGAGAAGCAACTCCTAAGTCAATGTAACCTAAAACTATATCAGTAGCACCAACAGCTGGATTAACACCAACAGATAAACTACTAACCACTTGAATCTCACCAGTAGTATCAAGAATGAAAGCAGATGAGTAAGTAGCTAATGTAGTGCTAAATGGATAGTCACCAGCGTTCATAACCAAAGTAGCGGTTGCAGCGATAGGAATAAGAGTATCACCAATCACACCAAAGGCACCTGGACCAGCTCCGTATGTCACACTAATAGATGTTGTAGCTGTAACGATAGCAGGTGTAGATGAAACTAAATCCACGTTATAAACAGAACCTTCACCAAACCAAGCTGTTCTTTCAGGATTCTCAACCAAACCAGTTGTTAATAAAGTTTCAGCAAATTCATTAGCAGGGTTTAAATCAAATCCATAAGCGTGAGCTGGTTGAGACACGTATGAATAAGAACCATATGATGGACCTAAATCACCTAACATTGCAGTTACGTTACCCGGTAAGTCAAGTGGAGTTGAAACAATCTGAACATCTTCAGTGATTGTTTCTTTATATGATAAGAAATTAATTTCATTTTCACCACCATCAGCAATTGTATTACCCAATAAGTCTAATACACCATTGTAGTAATCAGTTTCAACTACATCATTGTTAAATGCACAGAACACACCTGTTCTATCAGTATCTCTGTTAATAGTAGTTTCGATAAAGATATTTCTACCATTAAGATCTCTAAAATATGGAATCAATGACAATCCTTCGTAGTATGCTAATGTTGTAATATTTCTATCATCCGCGAAGTTTCTAACTTGAGCTTTTCTAAGACCAGATGCACTAAAGTAATTACTCCATCTTGGATCAACTGCCAACTCTTGATAATTAGACCAATCACCTGCGATAATAACAACATCAACAAGATAATCAGAAGCATAATCTAAAGCGTTTACATATGACGGCAATTTCTCAATAGAACCATACCATTCAAGTAACGTTCTATCAAAACCAGTTAAAGTAGATTTAAAGATGAAAACAGAAACATATCTATCCGAAAGGTTAGTAATATTAAATGCTCTCTCAGAGTAACCTGATGTATTTTTAGTAAGGTTAATAAAAGAATCAGTGTCTCTTTTCCAGAAACCTGTTGTATCAAAGAATCTTCTATAAGGACCCTCTCTTTCAATATCATTACTTGAAGCTGCAGAAGATGATAAAGATTGATACTCAATAACATCTAATGTATCATCAGTTACTAAAAGGTTCATAGCGAAAACTGGAGCAGTTTCCACCATTTTAGAAACTGTTCTATGAAAGAATGAACCCTTTCTTTCTAATCCTCTATCTAATTGTCCGAAAATAGACTCCAACTCAGAAGTTGTAGTTATTCTAATCGGCGTATTAACAGGCCCTTTTCTTGAAACACCAATAACAAGGTTTGTAATACCTTCAACTACTGGGCTTGTGATTACAGACTTGTCAAATTCTTCTAAGAAGATTCCTGGTCTCTTGTATTTTCCAATTTGAATTGCCATATTGTTTATATTTTTTTTAATTTTATAGTATATATAAAAAAGAAAAAACAGGTTTTTTTCTTTTTTTACTTTTTACTTTGAATTTCTTGAGTATCTTTTTTCAACTCTTTTGTGGCTTCATCAATAAGTTTTTTATGATCCACCATTAATTTTTGTAACTCTTTAGACTTTTCTGCTAAAATTTTATCGAAGTTTGAAATTTTATCAGTAAGTTCTTTCAAATCCTTTTCACCAGTAAGAGTTGATTTGTTAGCCTGTGCCAAAACTCTATCACTATTAGCAGTTTCTATCTCATTTTGAATTCTACAAATTCTCAACCAATCGACTAAAAACTGATTTTTATTCTCTTTCTCAGGAAGCACTGTTTTTAACTTTTGTTCTATTTCTAAATTATTCTTTGTAGAATTGTATAGTTGGTCAATTTGAGTCTTCTTTGCATTATATTCCTTTAAGTCAGCTTCAATGTCATTAGCACTTTGTTTTGCCAATTTCTCATCTGGTCTATCGGTTGTTGATATAGCTAAAGCTTCTTTAAAAAAATCATATTTTCTTAGATATCTCATTTTGAAATCACCTCTGGGGTAAATTTACCCTCGTTATATTTTTTATCAACAACCTCTCTGTAATTAATGAATGCTGGTTTTATAGATTTTAAAGAATTAGCAACATTATCCTTAGATTCTAACTTTAATATGTTTAGACCTTTAACTTTATTATCTTCCATTTTTTTAAGAGATAACCAGTTAACATTTGTAATTGTTATGTTTTCTGTAATTGTTTTAGGTTTATCCTGTTCTTTTACCAAACCTTTCACTTCAATTGATTTAGATCTATTATTTGCAATACTTTCCAAAGCTTTCTTAGTCATAACTGTGTGAATAATAGGATATGGACCACTACCTAATCTATCTCTCATTTCAGGAGCAACATCAGAATCACCTTTACCTATTTCAGTAGATGGATACTCACTTTGTATAAGGTTTCTAAACCAAGCCATTGTTTTAGACATCATAACATAATATTTATCATTTGCCATTTCATTAACAAAAAGATACCAACGAACAATTTTTCCTTCGGAATCCTTACCATTTACTTGAAGAGTGGTAAATCTAAACTTACTTTCTTTTAAAACTTCATCAGATGTAACAGAACTTGATTTTGTAAATTGTAAGTTAGAAACAGTTATAGCATCAGCAGTTTCATTATTGATTTCTATATCATTTTTCCCTGTTTTCTTATCAACCATACCCAACTGAACGTCTGAGTTTTTATCAAAGAAATCTGTTCCGGTCTCACCGAAGTACTTTTCGATAGCCTTCTTTTGAGCACCAGCGGAATCACCACCTCCACTTGATTTATAAAGATTATCACCATCTAATAGATCAGTCATTAGTTGTCTTAAAGCAACACCTGCTCCTTCTCTAACATTTCCAGCACCATCATCTAAAACAGTTTCTTTTGCAAAAATAGGAGAGAATCTTGTATCAGCAAATATATCCATTACAGCATCTTCCCAAATATTGAATGTCTTTTTATGTCTATATGGACCGTGTTCAGTAGCCGATGGTGCACCAGAAGAACTACCAAATGTAGTATATTCATTATAAGTTAATCTATCAACAGCACCGTCAGTTCTAGCTCCTGGAATAACATCTGTTGTATGTAGTTTATAAGCTCTGTTGAAAAGTCTAACAATCTCAATTATTGGATTCATTCCGTTAATGACGATAGATTTACCTTGTTTTTTAGAAGCATCTTCTACTTTCTCTTCAACTACTTTTACTTCTTCTTCAGAAAGTAAGAAAGCATCAAAGTCTAAGTTTTCATCAAAGTATTCTTTAATCTCTTTTGAAATTTCAGCGGACTTGTCTTCTTTATTCTCATCCTGAGCTTCATCTCCTTCCGCTTCTCTAATTAAAGTTAAATAAGAATTATATTTTAATAATTTAGATTCTTGTTTTTTCACAACTTCTTTTAACTCTTCCGGATCAATTTTTTTCAATTCTTTCATTGAATCAACAAACTGTTGAAGTGGTTTACCTAAATCACCCAATCCAGCATAAAGATTTTGACCATCAAATTGAATAGCTCTCATTGTAAATCTAGCTATTTTCTCAGCTACAATGATTTTTTTATT